TCACCGCGGCGTAGATGTTCCCGCCGCGAGGGGTGGCGCCGTTGCCCTCGAAGCCCACCCGGGCGCGCACCATCATCTGCGCAGTGATGTAGTCGCCGGCCACGATGGCGGCGCGGTTGGCGCGACCGTCCGCGTACTGGCGGTTGGTCGCCCGCGCCATCATCTCGTGGAGGTTGTACTCGGTGGTGAGGCCCATCGCCTCGCCGAGCAGCTTCAGGGAGATGTTCAGGATAGGGTGCTGGGTGGTGATGAGCGCCTTCGTGGTGAAGGCCACCCACATGCCCCACTCGTCCACCGTCGCCTGCTGCGTGGACGGGGACATCGGCGTGGAGTTCGGCGTCTGGCCCTCAGGGGACAGCGGGGCCATCGGGAGCGAGAGCCTGGCGTACTTCACCATGGTAACGGTCGTACCGCTCCCGTCCGGCATGGGGATGGGCGTGTTGCTGAACTGGTCCAGCAACGTGACGAGGTCCAGGTTCTCGACGAGTCGAGTCTGGAAGAAGACCCTGCGGTCCGCCGCAAAGTCAGAAGAGGGTTGGAAACCTGCGGCCATGGTGCGTACTCCTTGTTCGTGCGTGAGGGGTTACTACGAGAAGAGGTCGATGTCGCCTTGGACGTTAGCGTTGAGCTTCGCCTCGAGCTTCTCGACCGCGGTCCTGTCCATGCGGCCTCGCTTGAAAACAGGCGTGGCCGCGGGAGCGGCGGGTGCTGGCGCGGCGCGCGCGGCGGACTCCACGACGGCGCTGGCGTTGACGGCACTCCTCACGGCCGGGGCGCGCATCGCGTTCTTCACCCGCTGCTCGCCCAGCACGAAGTTGGCCGCGAACTCGAGCGTCGCCGGCACCTGGCGCCCGCTGACGTTGAAGGTGATGCCCGCGTTGTGAAGCTCATTGAGCTTCTCACGCACGGCCTTGACCTCCTCCGGCGTGGCCCCGATGGCGCGGAGCACCTCTTCGCCACGTTGGTTGTAAACCATCTGATGCGTAGCCGCTGCCTGCTGCGCGTACGGCTGAATCGCTTGCCGCACTTCGTTGGCGACGAGTCGCTGGATGTCGGGGTCCGCCGGTGGGCCTTCATCCGCTTGAGACTGGGGCGCGCGCTCGGTGCGCATGGCGACGAGCGTCGCCATGACCTGGCTCTGCTGCTCCTGCCGCTGGGCCATCAGCTCGATGCGCGCCGCGAGGGCCGCGAGCGGGTCAGGAGCCGGGGACTCGGGAGCTGCTACGGGGGGTGCAACGTTCTGGTTTTCGTCACCCATATCTACTTCCTCCTGTTGATGCGGTAAGCGTTCACTTCACAGTCGGGGTAAGCGGTAATGGCGTCGATGCCCTGGATGACACCGGCGCGCTTGAGCAACTCGTTCGGGTCCTGGCTCGAGGTCATCGCCTGAACCTCGGACTCACGGCGGCCCTTTGCCCAGAGTTGAAGGAGCTTCCATCCGGGACTGGTGACAAGGCCGGCCATGGCGCTGGCGTACTCCTCGACGCTCATGCCCTCCGGCCTCACTTCTTGCGTCCCTTCGCGGAGAGCTGAGCCATCTTCGGGGCACCGTACTTCTTGCGCCCGATGTAGGCGGCAAGAGCGTCGGGGTCCTTGGCACCCCGCTTCTCGAGCTTGTTGGAGAGCTGCTTGAAGCGCTGACCGGAACCAAGCGGAGGCTTCCGGGGTTCATCCATGCCCATCCCGGGGGGCATCTTCATGGGTTTCATTTTCCGTGCCATGGGAGAAGACTGGCACGGGGTGAGCAGCCGCGTCAACCCATAGCAGGGGTGTTGGCCACGCCCATGGCTCCGGCCTCGGCGTTCGCGCCCTCGCGCATACGCGTGAACTCGGCGTTGTCTACGAGGCTCGGGTTCTCGCCATTGAGCGCGCCAGGGGCCATCCCTGGAGCTCCCCCGGTAGCACCCGGCATCCCGGGCATCACGGACTGAACGGCTTGCTTCAGGAGGACCTCGTCAATGTCCCTCATTCCGTAGACCTGCGTGTAGAGCTGGCGGATGAGAGGCGACGGGTTGAAGCTGAGCCCGTTCGCCTGAAGGACAGCCGCGATGGCCGGGCTCGAGAGGAGCTGGATGAGCTGGAGAAGCTGTTGCCCTTTCACGGCCTTGTTGTCGGTCTGGTCGCTCGCGCGCCACTGGAAGCGCCAATCCCCTTCGAGGTCTTGCGGTCCGTAGCGCATCGGCACCTCGCCCTGGCGCGCGTACCGGGCGAAGAAGGCATCCGGGGCAAACTGCTGGTCCAGCATGAAGAAGAAGTAGAGGGTAGGTTTCCACACCTCATCCTCCATCCGCTTGACGATTTCCTGGATGGGGATGGAGGCATTGCGTTGAGCGGTCCCGACACCGGTCGCGGTCCGGAAGGCGCGGCCAGGACTCGAACCCCCCTGAAGCACAGGGGGAGCGCCGCCGTGGTCCTGAATCCAGGCCATCGCCTGCGTCGCCAGGTTGGAGACCGCGTTGATGACCTCGAGCCCGGGTCCGAACTCGCGGAAGGCAGCATTGACATCGTTGACAGGGATGGCCATGCCGGGGCTCATGTTCGGCATGTCGCCCTGGATGAGGTTTGGGTTGTAGAGCACGCCCCGGTTGAGCGCCCAGGTGGCGCCGTCCATGCCCTGGTTGACGTGCGCGTTGAGCAGGATGTTCAGCTCCCGAACGGCGTCCAGAAAGCCCGTGCCGTAGAATCGGCCGGGGAGAAGGCCCATGCGCCCCCAGGCGAAGGGCGGCTGCTGATGCCAGAAGGGATTGCGGATAACTCGGAGGACTTCTCCAGTTCCGGTCACCGTAATGAGGAACGGCAGCGGGTTCACCTCTTCGTTCGCCGTCGCCGCGGATGGGTCGAACTCAAGGTAGACCTCGGTCACGTCCACCATCGAGTGCCCTGCGTACTTGCCGGAGTCCGACACGTCCGGGATACCCTGGGACTGGAGGCGGTTCTGCTCCGCGATGGCAGCGCTCGAGACGGCGCCCGCGGTTGCGCGCTCGACCGCACCCTTGTCGTAGATGCCATCCCTGGCGCGCTGCCGCAGGAGGCTGAGCGGAAGGGTCATGTCCTGGAACACTAGCATGGCCTCTTCGAGGGAATCCGCGGTCTCCGGCCACACGTAGAGGGTGTTCGCATCTACTGGCTCGAACACCGGCCCGTCGTACAGCACGTGCTCGGGCGTCGAGAACGGGTCCGTGCGAGAGGCGCGCATAGTCCTCAGGGACTTCCGTCGGTAGGTGAACTTGGCTGGCGCGTTCCCCTTGATGACGAGCTGGCGGTATACCAGCTCCGCTTTTGAGCGTACGTGGGTGTCCCGCTCGAGGCGCTGTCTTAGCGCGTCCCTCACGAGGTTTGACCGCTCTGCGTCTTCAGGGCGCGTCGCGTCCACCCCGAAGTAGTCCTCGCCCGGGAAGGTCGCGGACGTGAGCTGGTATGTCAGCGTGTCCGCGACCTTCTTCCCGCTCGGCATGTAGATGTTCGAGCGCCCAGCATAGGGCTTCTCGTCATGCTCGAGCGTCCACACCCGGGTCAGCTCCGACCAGCGGTTGTCGAGCGTCGCGCGCCTGCCGCGGACCTCGTCCAACCAGGGGACGATTTCGTTCCTCACACGGTTCCGCACACGCTCGATGGAGGCCCAATTCTTCAACCCTTTCGGGGAACCATCCGGCCTCAGCTCGATGCCGAGTCCCAGGGGGTCTTGCGAAGCATCCAACAGCTCGGGCGTGACGGCGTCCATGTGAGCTCCAGGCTTACTTCGTGAGGAGCGTGGAACGGACGGTGGGCGCCGCGGCGAGGCTCGCCTGGGGGACGACGACCACGCGCACGGTGCCGCTGGCGAGGTCCACGGCGCCGCCGGTGGAGTTGGAAAGGGTCGCCGTCACGGTGTCCGTAGCGGTCACGGCTGCCGTGAGCTGAAGGCCGGTCAGGTCGAGACTGAAGGAGACCGCCGTCACGAAGTCCCCAAGCGCAGCACCGGTGACCACGATGTCCTTGTCCTCGGCGTCGCCGTCCGCGATGGAGGCCGCATCCCAGGTCGCGGACCCCACGAGCATCCCGGTGAACGGAGCGTTGATGGCGTCGAGCGCATCAACGACCGCGGAGAGCCACTCCGAGTTAGTGAAGAACTTCGCGACCTCAGTGTTCGCTAGCGATGGAACTGCCATGTGTTGTGCTCCTTGTTCAGTACCCGGTGCGTGAGTTCGGGCGGGGCCGGACCGAACGTGCATGGGCGTTGTTGTTCCCCGTAGACAACCCTACCGCGATGTACCGCATCGCGTCCATGTAGTGCTCGTAGAAGCCATCCGCCTTGGGCTTCGGGTCGCCGCCCGCGCCACCCCGCGTACCCCACACGTACCCGGACTGGAAGCCCTCGATGAGCGGCGCGCAGCCCACGCGGTCGAACTGCGCGCGTGGCCTCGCGCCCACCAGCGTCTTGAGCTGCGTAGTGATGGCCTCGAGTCCGGTCTTGATGCTGAGGTGGCGGTAGACGGGCCGCAGCCCAAGGTCCTGGAGGATGGAGATGGAGGTCTCCGGGGACACGTCCCGCTGCGCTTCCCCGTGCGGGTCGCAATAGTCCGTCCAGCTCTGGATGGTGGGGAACTGGATGCGAGAGGTAGCCAGCACCCGGTCCGCGAAGCGCTTGAGGCTCTCGTTCTCCCCGAGGAGCGCGTACAGGTAGTTGATGGCCCCGTATGGCGTTACCTGCGCCCAGACACACGCAGGGCGCCTTCGCCCGAAGTCCCACCCCCTGATGCCGGCATGGATGGCCGGGTCCGCCTTCAGGTCCCTGACGTGGAGGGACTCGTGGAAGTCGTTCGTGAAGATGGCATCCCCGGCGTTCGGGTCCGGACCGCAGACACCGTGGATGTAGCGGGCAACCATGCTCGGGAGCATCCCTCGGGAGATGTCCGTGTAGTACCCCTCCGGCAGGTTGTGGAGGTTCTCGCTCGAGGGGAAGTTGTACTTGACCCCCATCGGCGGAGACGCACAGCCCTCTTCGCCGCAGAACTGGAGGTGCAACCAGTGGGAGCGCGTGACCGGGTTGGAGATGAAGCGCAGGAAGTACGGCCCGGTTGCCCTCGCGCAGCCCGGTCGCTTGTGGCGCAGGAGCGTGTTGAGTGCGTTCGCCATGGGCAGCTCAATTTCGTTGGCCTCGTCCACGATGATGCCCGTGTACTCGATGGAGGCCACCTTCTCATAGTCGTCCAGGCCGTTGAAGGTGACTTCGCTTAGAGGGCCTGGCTTCCCCGTCGTCGGGTCCACCGTGGCGAGACGGTAGATTTTGGGCGGGCCTTCCTCCTTCTCCACAAGGAAGTCAGCCCGCCCGAGGCGGTCAAGGCAGCGGTCGAACGCCTTGAGCGTGGTTTCCTTCAGGGACCAGTACCGCCAGCGGGCGACGAGCCAGCGGGAGCCCGGGTAGAGGATAGCGGGTAGCAGCGCACTGGCTGCACCAGCCTCCGTCTTTCCGGTGCCCTTCGGCCCCGTGTACCAGGCGGTCCTCTCCGGGCTCAGGATGGCCTTACGCTGCATGGGGTTGGCATGTCCGCCTGGTCCGCCCATGACAAGGTCCACGAGCCCGTTCAGGTCAACCTCGGACGGGCGCGCGTTTGCGGTGGACTGCTGTAGCTGGAGCTTCTGAGAGAGGGAGAGGCGCATGTTAGACGAGCCGATAGTGATGGCGAGCTTCCTGCGTCAGGGACGAGCTACAGATGGCCGCTCGCGGGTCCACGTAGACGTGGAGGTAATAGGTGAGGTCCAGCCGTGCATCAAGGAGCTGAGCCTCCGCCATCTCCAGCATCGCTGTCACCATCCCCCGGTTCGGCAGGTCCCCGCGCGGGAAGTCGTGCTCGAACCGCGCTCGTGTCTGGTTCACCTTCTTGAGCAGCTCCGTCCTCTTCCCCGTCTCCAAGAGCGCCCACGGCCAGTTCAGCTTCATGTGTCCTGCCTCCGTTCTGCCACGGGAGCTTCCCGCCCCCCAGGTTGATGATGATGGGCGCCCGAAGGGAAGCCGCAGCCTCCTTCTTGCGCGGGTAACCCGCCCGGTCCATGAACTCCTGAGCGGCGTCCTTCGAATCAGCCTGCGTGCCGAAGCGCAGGTCAAAGGCGCGCTTCCAGGCGCCGTAGACGGCGAGCTCGTTGAGGTACAGCTCCACGGCTGCCCGGTCCGGCTTCGAGGGCATGACGGGGAACGGCGGAGGTGGCATGAGCGCCTCCTGCGCGGCCCGCTTCGCCTGGCGGCGGATGAGCTCCGCCGCCTCTTCCGCCTGGGCGTTGATGGCCTCTGCCTCTACCGGGTCCGCCACCTTTCGGCGCTTGACCCCAAGAGGACGCACCGTGTCCTCTGCGTAGCTCGGGGAGTCCTCGGGCGGCGGTCGCAGCTCGGCACGGTCTACGCACATGACAGGGGAGCACCGTCCCCAGGCCACCTCATGCGGTAGGCCGTGTCCGTTCGGGCACTTGAAGAGCTGCGGCGCCACGCCCTGAAGCGCCTCAAGGACAGCGCCCGGGGCGGGGAACAGGTTGCTGAAGTCGGTTGGCTTCGACACGGTCAGGGCTCCCGAGGTGAAGGGTCGCGCGAGGGGTCACGCTTCAGGTTCAGCTTACCCTGTCCCGTGAGGAGCATGCGCCTCACGTCCTCCGGCATCTCCGCCATGCGCTTGGAGAAGAGCGCCTTCCCCTTCCCCGTGCCTGCCCATGACGGCATGGGGATAGCGCCCTTGGTGACGAGCTCCACGAGCCAGGCGTCCACGACGCTGGGGATGTGGTCACCGTTAGTCCAGCCAATGAGGGTAGCCTCCCCGGAGTGCCCCAAAGCGCGGGCGAGGGCGCGGGTGCGGATGCCGGTGACGCGCATGTAGGCGTCAACGGGGGTGAGGACATCGGCGAACGGGTCGCGGGTGCTCATGTCGCCCTCCGGATGCGATAGCGGCTCCAAGCGTCCGCGTCATGGTCGAGGCAGAAGAGTTCCGTCGAAGGCAGTCTCGCCATGCGCTGTCCGTGGAGCACGACTACCACGCACACTTCAGGCTCTCTCGCCCGTCGCCAGAGTTCGATGCGGTCTCCGGGCTCCAGGCTGGTGAGGAGCTCTTTGCCCCATGGGGTGTCTGTGGTCATCCACTCGCTCATCGGGGCCTCCGCGCTTGGTGTGCCTGGCGTTCGATGAAGTCAACCAGGTCAAGGTCCGCTTCGTCCTCGACCGTTTCGAAGTCGTCCCCCCAGGCGTCATCCTGCATAGGTGCCCGCCTGATGCTGTGGTCAAAGTCCTCGAGGTCCGCAGGCTCGTGGTTGGGGTCGAATTTCCGTGTGCGGCTCACGTGTTCACCTGCCAGTAGCTCGCATGTTCCAACTTGAGCGTACGTAGCTCACCGACTGTTCTTATGCTAGTGCCCGCGGTCTTGTGGCCTTCGCAGTACATGTACCCCTGCCAACAAGATGCGCGGAGGCACAAAGCACAAACGGTGACCTCCGTTGCATTTCCGAGTCGTCCGCGTCTCAACGCCGGCCTCCCTTCTTCCCCGGGGCTCCATGCTCCGTGCCGCGCTCCAGCCAGCCGGGGCCAAAGAGGCCCTCAGCCCACTTGGAGACGCGGGTTACCACGTAGAGGCCATCCTTGACCGGCAGGTAGTCCAGCCGTTCCAGGAGCTCAAGGAGCTGAGCTGCTCTCACCGGGGCCGGCTTCAGGGGCGCGCCTCGCCTCTTCTCCGCGGGCTCCTTGGACGGGATGGGCTTGCGGTCCTCGGGCGTCTCCCGGCCCCACCAGTGCTCCTCCACCTCCCGCGCCTCCAGGAGGATGCCGCCCTTGTCCCGCCCAAGGATGAGCAGCTCGACCACGCCAGCTACGAGGTAGGGCCTCTGATGGACCAGCTCCCGGAGCTTCGTCCGTAGCGCGCCCTTGTCCACAGCCTTCTGCCGCCGCGTCGCTATACGCGCGAAGAGCGCCTCCTTGGCGGCCTCGACCGCCTCCTTCTCCGTCTCCGCCACGCCCTCGGCGACGGCGTGTCCAAAGTCTACGACCTTCCAGAGGAAGAGGGTCGAACCCCCCTTCCCAGCAATCGGCTTCACTTCATGATGGATGCCCAGCATTTTCTTTTTTCCTCCTGTATTTCATTCACCTCTAGAGTGGGGGACCCCCTCTCCTTCTTAAGGAGGGGGTCCCCCACTAAGAGAGTGGTAGAGGAATATAAGGGATAAATAATAAACGTCAAGCGGGAAAATTCGTACCCGAACCCCAAAATCTCTCTTGACATAACCCCCACGCACACCAACGCACACATACAACTACCTCTCCCAAGAGGGTGAAAATCGTGTCTGTCGGGGGAACCTATACGCTTCCCCCGGCCCCCGGGGGTGGGGGTCCCCAGGGGGAGGGGAGCCTCAGAGTGGGAGCGGGGGGAGGGGGGAGGAGACGGACTCCTCCCGGTACCGCCCCCACCCTGGCGGGGCCCGGCGCCGGCCGGCGCGCCGCGGCGCCGCAATCGCGCACACATATGTGCGGCGACGCACGAGCGAGCGCGCTGTCGCACGCCGCCATCTCGCCTCGGTCGTCGGTGGCCGGCGTGCGTCCCTCGGGCGGGAGTCGCTGTAGCGAGCCGGCACGAGCTGGCCGCGCAGTCATCTGCGCGGGTGCGTCGCAAGTGCTGCACCAGTGCGCGCGGTTTTGCGCGCCCGTCCGGTCCAGGATGGGGACGGTGGCCTGGACGTACGTCCTGGCGCTGTGCGTGTGCGAAAAGTCTGCGCAGCTGGTTGCGTGCACACGTTTCCCCCCTCGGTAAGGGGTGGTCCCATCCCCTTTCCCCTGGGGAGGCCAGGCCGCAGCGGCGAGCGCGCACATGGCGTGCGTTCCACAGCGGTGGCACACGGGCTGCACAGTCACCCGGCATGCGGCGGTCGCGGTGAGCCAGCCCGGCTCACACGGCCGCTGTCAGGAGGCACCTACCGTGCAGACCTTCCCCCCAGCCGTGTACCCCTTGTCCCCCCTCTGGGAAGCCCTCCGGACGGGGGCCGAACAGGACCCAGCCTGCACGCACAAGACGGTGTGTATGCAGGAGGTGAGGCCCCCCATACCCTCGGAAGTCGAGCGGTACCGAGCCCTCCTGGACACGTGGCGTCAGCACGGAGCCGGGGCTCCGCGCCCGCAGCCGTCGCCTGCGGTCCAGGCCGCGCTGAAGGCAGAGCGCGAGGCTATCGCAGCAGAGCAGTAGATTGGCCCCTCAGGGTCGGCCGTGAGCGCGGGCTCACGACTCTCCCCGTAGAGCCAACCCACAACAGGAGATAGCCATGAGGTACATCGTCAGGGCACGCAAGCCCGAGCTCTGCCCGGAGGATGCGTCCATGCTCAGGCAGGTGCACGCAGAGAAATTGGCGCGCGTGGCCCTCACCGGACAGGCGAGGGCAGAGGAGCTCCGAGAGGCGCAGAGCACGCTGTACCGGGGGCTGACGCGGGAGGTAACCCGCGAGGAAGCCTTCACTCGCGCCTACGGGACAGCCACCGCTGGCGTGGGTAGCGCGGTCGTGTACCCCCTCCGAGACCCGTCCTCGCGTGGACACGCGGGGCTGTACCGGGAGAGGCGGCGTCGCGAGGACGGGGAGAGGCGTGCCGCAGAGCTGGCCGCGTTGGCGAGCTGGGAGGGTGTGCAGCGAGACCGTGGTGGACGTGGGATGTAGGGTGTTAGCCCATCAGCGTCACTCCCAAGCTCAGAGCTTGGGAGCCTCGCCGTAGGACTAACCAGGAGGAATCATGGAGATGGAGCTGGAGACGACGGAGTTGGAGCCGGAGATTCTCGCACTCACGGGGAGCGTGTCCCCGTGGGAGAAGTGGGAAGAGCACGCGCTGTATGCCCCGGAGGGGGGGCTGTGAGGGTACGTGAGGCATACCGAGCGCGCACCCACGAAGTCTGTCACGCTCACTGGAGCGGGCGGAAGCCCCTCCCGCCCGGAGCACCGGCGTTAGGTCCCGTGGAGGATGCACGGGACGCGGGGTGCGAATTCTGCCCCCCTCGAGTTGACCCCGGCGCGTGCTGCTCACAGGCAACGCGACGCGCGTGCGTTTGCCTCGAGAGTTGGGATTGCCCTGTCCATGGGCGACGCTGTGTCGGCACGCACGACTAATTCGAGGGCAGAGTTGAGGCCGTAGGGTAGGGCACCCCCGCGCGGGGTGCCACTCCCTGTCGTCTCAACCAGGGGAGATTCACATGCACACGTCGTCCTTCACGTCGTCCTTCGCGCTCGCGCGCCTCATGCAGTCGTCCGCCTTCTCCGACCCTCGCGCCTCTGGGCGCGTGCAGTATGCCGAGGTTACCAGCACCGCCGGCATCCTTCTCTCCAAGGTCGCCTTGGACGTGCACCCCCGGGTGAAGGGATTCCTCCCCGCGGACATCCACCGTGGAGTCTCTCTCGAGGATTTCCTCGCGTCTGGGCGGCTCACCACGGGCCCCCGGCGCCTGGTGAATCGCGGGCTCCCAGCGCCGGACTACTCGGCGTGGGAGGCGTTCCGAGCGCGTCACGGACTCGGAGCGCGCCGTGCAGCCTAGCCTGTAGGTGCTAGCGTAGCTCTGGACCTACGGCGTCCAGAGCCTCGCCAACCCCTACAAAGGAGTCCACGAATGGTCACAAAGCCGAGCGGTCGCGGTGAGCTTAAGATGCACACGTTCGCGGTGCGTGTGCTTGTGGTTCCCCCGATTTACAAGGCGCTGTTGACGGGTGACAAGCCTCGCTACGAGGTGCGAGAAATTGAAGGCTACACGCTGGCCGACGCGAAGCGCCGGGCTGGCATTAAGTAGTCGAGGGTGGGATTTGTTTGAGTTCTCTGGGTAGGCGTCGAGGAGACCTCGACGCCCTCCCCGTAAGCTCAGGAGGCTAAGAATGGGACTTCAGAAATACCGCGCTGATAGCGCGGGCGAACCGTACCCGAACGGTGCAGTTCCGTGGTTCACGGAATGGATGGGCGGACCAACGCTCGCTCTGTTCCGCGATTGTCCGACACCGTTCGGGCCACGGACAGTGTACGTGACCGGTGAGGCAGACACCTACTTCTCCCTCCCCGCCGCATGTCAATTCCGCGGGCGCGCTGTCCGCGGGTGGGTAGGATTCGATGAGAACGGTCCGGAATTCTACCCGGACCGGGATTCATGGGTGTACCCTCACGTCGGCTAGAGCGGAGCAAGCTCCGCCTCTTGATTGAAGGGAGGAACATGTACTTTCGAGGCGTTGTTGAGGCCGCCTGTTTGCGCGTGTGGGTAGAGCGCGTGAAGTCGGCAGAACTGACTGGCATCCCCTCGCGTGAGACACGCGAGCGGGATGAAAAGATTCAGGCGTGGCATGCGCAGCGGTACCACGTGCGCGCAGTCGTGTACGAGAGTGACAGCGGATTTTGTCTAGGGCGCGACACGTGGTGACCTAGGATTGTGAGCTTAGCCCCTCTCGACTGAAGAGGGGACTAGTCCACCACCCAAGGAGGCAACATGTTGACGTACGAGCAGGACCAACAGATTTTTGGAGAGCTCCGCCGCTTGATGGCAGAGCTCGACGCCCTCTCCGAGGCCGCCAAGTTGCGGTGGCAGGAGAAGCCGCCCATCGCCCTGCGGGATGGTGAATGGAGTAGTAGCGGAGGCGCCTACAACGGCGCCCACAGGTTTTACGTGGGACAAGGCATCGAATTCGTGTTCGGCGCCTACGCCGGCGTGAATCCCGGTCCGGGACGCGCGACCGGGAGGCGAAACATGTACGCCACCCAGGAGGACTTCGACGCGCTCCTGACGTTGGCGCGTCAGTGCTCCGCAGCCGCGAAGGCGGCGTATGCCGCGCGAGCGGCCATCGATTAACCAAAGGAGATACACCATGTTGACGTATGCGGACAGGCTAGAGAGGCAGATTCGGGTCGCACGCGAGCAGGTTGTGAGCGAGTGTGTGAACCGGCACGGACACGCTGGCGCCTGCATCACAGCAGCATCGGTCGAGCAAGATGAGCGGGTGAGGTTCCTGCTCTCCCTAAGGAATCTCTCCGACGACTATCCCGGGCTGACCGGGCGGGACGGGATGCGTTACCCGAGCTCGTGTCTGTGGGAGACTCGCACTCTCCCCACAGGTGCTCGGATTCGCGTACACGTAGGGACATAGCTCACCTCGGGAGCTCCCTCCAAGGGGCTCCCGGGCGGCCCAGAGACGCAAGCTCGCCGCCTCTGGCTGTACTCACTCACGCGAGCATGGAGGGCGCCATAATGACGCCCCAATTCGAAGAGAAGCACTCGAAGCTACCTGCGTTGGAGCACGCTACGCACGCGCTCCGCGATGCGCGCGAGTATTCGGCGGGAGTGAAGCGCTTGAGCAGAGAGTGGGAGGCGGTGGCGAATCTCATCAGGCGAGGTGGACCGCGGGGCACAATAGTGAGAGAGTTCATTATGTGCCTCGAGTTGGGCGCTGTGGGCGCGTCCCGTGCAATGGCCTTCACCCTGCCCCACATTCGCGCTCTTCAGTTGCTCGTGGAGTGCTGCCGCGACACGCCAGAGTTCAGGGCCGCCCTCGAGACCGCCCTCGCCTCCCTCACCGGGGAATTCGAGACGCTGGTGGCGGCGGCGGCGGCGGCGGAAGCCACGGCGGAGAAGCTCGCGGTGCTCGCCCTGGCAGAGATCTACCGTTGAGTCCCCGGAGTGGAGTCTCAGGGAAACCTGGGGCTCCCTCTCCGCAGTCTCAACCAAGGATTGGATGGATGGATACCTACAAGAATTGGACACCCACAAGCTTTGACCCGCGCGGTCATGGGCTTCCGGGTCGGCAGGATTGGCTCGTGGCACCAGTCATGCGCATCCGTGATAGCGGGTGCCGCGCCGAAAGCAACTTTGCCGTGCTCCTGGCTGCGCTAGGGGGTGAGAGCGACACGGTTGAGGTCCATCGCTTCGGCCATTGGGGGCCGGGGTGGTTTGAAATTATCCTCATTGACCCACTTGACACGGCGCGTGTCAAGGAAGCTGAGGATGCGGAGAGCGCTCTTGCGTGCTACCCCGTGTTGGACGATATGGACCTGTCCACACGGGAGAGTGAGCGTGCTCATGACGCATGGATGCATATGAGGCTGAAGGACCGCATCTATGTGTGCCAACGGTTCCGCGTGTCAATCTTCGCGGCGCGGCATGATGAAGTGCCGGATTGCAGCGAGATCGAAGACTATCTTGCGAACGGCGGTTGAGGTCTCAGGGTGGAGCCCGCGCAAAGAAGCCGGGTTTCTCCCTGTACCCTCAACGAAAGGAGCCCCCCAGTGGGCAAGATGCAGGACATGCAGGCAGAGATGGACCGCCTTCGGGCGGAGAACGAGTCCCTCAAGAAGGCAGGGGGCAAGCTCGCCCTCAAGGTGAGCGAGAAGGGCGGGCTGTCCGTGTACGGGCTCGGGCGATTCCCGGTCACGCTCTATCAAGAGCAGTGGAAGCGGCTCCTGGATGCACAGGAGGAGATTCAGGCGTTCATCTCTGCGCACACCGCGGAGCTGAAGGTCAAAGCGGCGCTGGCGAGAAGGGAGGCGGCATGATATTCGCCGTGGGCTCCGAGAAGGAGCCCGGCATCAGATGGGAGAGGCATTTCCGTGAGTTTCGAGACGCCTGTGCCCATGCGGTAGCCGTGGCTGCATCCGGACAGGAGCACGTCGTCATTGACGTGATTCTTTTCTCTGAGGCGGAAGCCCGTTATTGGGGCGGAGAAGACGCGGTCGAGCAGTACCACGAAGACCCTGATGCATCCGTCCACCAGCGCATCCGCGTTCGGGCGGAAGACCTCGGGCACGTTCGCTAGATTCGAGCCGCTTGGGTTGGCTCCATGCGCCACATGGGGCCTCCCCTGGAGTCTCGAAAGGGGTTGCACGTTGAAGCTCGAAATAACGATGGAGACGCGGAAGGATGCACGCGGACGCATTTTCTGTCACGTGGCCAAGCTGGGTCAGGTCGAGGGTACCGGAGCCACACCGCAGGAAGCACAAGCGGCACTGGCACAACGCATCATTACGATTTGCACAGAGGGTTCCACGCCTATACTGATGCGGGAACCTTCCGACGGTCATGTGTGGGCCACCTACCGCCTGCCTTGGGGTGAATGGACTTACGCTCACTTCCGGCCAGTGGAAGGCAGTCCGCGGCTCAGAGAGTCCGGGAGCTGTATTTGCGCGGACAGCACCCGAGACGGTGTTGCATCCGTCATGGCACGCGACTTCGAGCACTATCCCCGCTAGAACTTCGAGCGTAGGTCCGAAGGGGTTAGCCCTTCGGGCTCTCGCCCGGCGCTTCAAGCCCGGCAGGAGGAAGGCATGTACACGGTGAGCGGAAACACGTTCAAGTACCGGGAGGAGCTCCGCGGTGCCGGGGGCACCTGGGACAAAAGTCGAAAGGTGTGGACGGGCGTTCGCATCATTGACGCGGGCTTCAACCGCAACGATGGGATGATGTACCGCTTGCAGCGGGACGGCTGCAAGTTCACCAGAGAGGACTAAGGACATGAATGTCTACATCTACAACGCGGCGCTCCTATGTGCGGACTGCGCGATCTATACCATTGAGGAACTCATAGATAAGGACATCAAGGACTCTGGGGACTCGGACGACTTTCCACAGGGTCCTCACCCGAATGGCGGTGGCGAGGCCAATAGCTTCCAGTACTGTGATGCCTGTGGTGTTTTCCTCGAGAACCCGCTCACGCCCGCGGGGCTCGAGTATGAGCTTGAGCTCATCGAGGACTACATCGTGAGGCGCGATGTATGGGACACGGACAGGATGTCCGACCGCCTCGAAGCACTGGAATCCATGGACCTCGACGCTCCGTGGCCGAAGGTAATCGAGCTCGCAGGTCGGTGCCTGGACGCGGACAACAGGAGGCGAAGATGAGCTGGCTCGTGAATGTCTGGCCTGATGATGGCTACGGCGATTGCTGGGGGTGCTCCCTGTTCGGACAGCGCATCAGCGTGTCCCGCTACAAGTGGGTTGAGGGGGGTGACTACAATCGCATCCTGCGGTTCGGCGTGGAGATTGGTTTCTGGCCGAACCGCATGCTGTACCTTTACCTCGGAACTGTCCACATCGGATTCCACCGGAGGACATCATGCAAGCCATCGTGACGAAGTACCTTGGCCCCACCAACTCCCGGGGCGCGCGAGTCAAGGCGTTCTGTGATGCAGGCGGCATCACGGTCCCGTGGGACTACGCACTAGACACGGAAGGGAATCACGACAGGGCCGCGCGCGCGCTCATCCAGAAACTTGGATGGAACGAAGATTGGCGCGAGCCATGGCACCGTGGCGGGCTCCCCGCGAAAGCGCCGTACGTGAACGTCTACGTCTGCGCTGGGAAGAAGCTGGATACGAAGCTCCCTTGAAGCGCTGGGAGTTCGCACTGACTCGGCTGCGCGATGTGCCGAGTCCCACGCCAAGTCAACAGCCCGGTGGCGCGGGCATGGAGCAACAAGATGCACCTGACCCTGAGCCTGATGCTTCTCGCAGCGTCCCCTGCTACCTGTGACACCGCACCCCACGACAAGGCCGCGATGGCGGTCACGCTCGCCGAGGTTCAGCTCAAGGAGGCGCGGAAGCGCCTCCAGGAGACGAAGAAGGCTCTGAAGGCGTGCTGGGGAGAGGTCCCCCAGAGCACGAAGGCCCAGAGCACGAAGGGGGCGAAGTAAATGGCTGACAAGCTCGCGGTCTATGCCCTGGACGGGGGTGACCGCCCCGTCCGGCTGAAGGTCGCAGGTGCGCTTACCGTCAGCGACGCCCATCGGCTCATCCAGGACTTGAGTGACGCTGTCTGCAAGGTGTCGCCCTACATTATCCACTGGACTGTGGAGGACACCGACAAGTCTCTTCGCGCGTCAGACCTTCTCGAGCGGGGACTCTTCAATGGCGCGCACGCCAAGCGGCTGCTGGACGTGCGCTCCTGGCTCGAAGAGCTCAGGGATAGAGCCGACAAACCTTGACAGGGAATGAGGGCGGGCATATATCCCGCTCAACGATTTCGGCGGGGGCGCCGGACATCGAACAACTTGAGCGGCGGGACGCGGGTGCGAGTCGTACACCTGGCGCCCCCCATCTGAGACCGCGGCTTTCGCCCGCGTTCCCGCTGCGTGTTTTTACGGGAGGCAACCAACATGAACAACGACGTGTGGACAGACCGGGCAGCGCTGCTCGAGTGGATTCGCGCCCGATGGAAGCCCGGATGCTGGCTCGGGGACGTATCGCGGGAGCCGGTGAGCCAGCTCAGCGCCGATGACTTCTTCAACATGGCGATGGCGTGGGAAGGCTGGTTCGCATGCGAGCGTTCACGGGGTCACCGGGTCATGAATAAGAGGAATAAGAGCATCGCATCTAATCGGTTCGAACATTCACCTACATGCGTGGACCGCGTAGCCAAGGCTCTGTTTGACTTCGAGGTTAATGACGGAGCTTGTTACGAGACCGGAGATTGGGAAGAAGACGAGTCTATCCGGGAGTCCTTCCGCGCGGAAGCGTGTGCTGCCCTACAGGCCCTCGATGCGTGCCGTTGTACGGACGGAGAACCCCAGCCATGAGCGCCAACCTTCCCGGCTACTACCCCGTCCGCATCATGCTTCAGCTCACCGCGGACCTCACCATCGACCCGCTGACCGGCGTCATCGGTACGACTTGCCTATTCGACGCGCCGGTGAAGTGGGGCTTCCCCGCTGATGTGCCCGAGCACGTGGCGGAGGGCCTCACGAAGCAGCTCGGCGCGGACGTCACGCGCATCGTCGAGCACCTGTTCCGAGCCGGGCTCGAGAACTCGGAGCTCCGCAAGCAGCATGAGCAGCATGAGCAACAGGAGAAGGTGCAGTGAAGCGCGCACCCCCTGCCCCAGCGGAAGCTGACCACGACACGCCCGATGCCAGGAAGGAGGTCTACCGTCGCCTCCTGACCCCCATCAATGCGGTCCTCCCGGAGGAGCCGAAGTGGATTCTCCCGGGCCTCATCCCGGAGGGGCTCACGCTCATCGTGGCGGGTCCGAAGGTGGGTAAGACGCACTTCTTCCAGCACTGTGTCCTCGCTATTACGCAGCGCATCGCGCTGTTCCCCGAGTCGAGCGGCGTGAAGCCCCCGCTCAAGCCGAAGCGTGTCGTGCTCCTCTCCGGGGAGCAGTCCCCGGGCCGGCTCCGGGTGCACTACGAAGGCCGTGTCATGCGGAGGAAGTTCCGGAAGGGCGAGACCGACTGGAACTACTGCGTGTCGAGCGACCCGGGCTTCAGCCTCGATGCCCCGAGCGATGAGGACCATAGCCTCATCAAGCTCGTGGAGAATTGGGAGCCGGACCTCCTGGCCATTGACCCTCTCGCCTTGTTTCACGGACAGGACGAGAACTCTCCCATCCTGACGCGGGACTACATCCTCCCCCTTGCGCGCACCTGCCGCGCCAAGAGGTGCGGGCTTGTCATCGTCCACCACCTGCGAAAGGAGGCCCCCGTCACGACTCCAGGCAAGAGCCCCTGGGACTCCATCCGGGGCCACAGCGCTCTGTTCGGAGCTTGCGACGGAGCCATCTACCTCACCCGCGGAGGGCAGGGGAAGTCCGGGAGCGGGGCCATTTCTGTAAGCGGCGTCTGGAAGGACGCCGAGGAAAGGAGCTGGACATGGAGACCGGAGTGATGAACGAGATGGTGGAGGTCCTCGACCTCATCGTGCAGACACGTTGGCCGGATGCGCCGACACGGGCTGCGATGCTCGCGTGCCAAGAAGTATTCTTCCGGGCTGCCAAGCGTGATGGTGCCGCATCAGCGAACGTGCGCATCAGATACCCAAAAAAGAAGAGCCTCGAGGGCCGCGTATGAGACTCGACATGGGCTGGACCGCAGATGACTTCGCCCACCTCGCCAAGTCCCCGGACGATTGGTACGGGGAGACGGTCGGGGTAGAGCATCACGGTGTAAAGGCGGTCACTGACAAGGCCGCCCTCTTCATCCTTGATGAGGATGAGGAGAAGTGGATTCCCCGAAGTGTCATCGTCGAGTGTGACTCGGAGGGCGTGATTGTGCAGCAGTGGTGGGCACGCAAGAACGGGCTGGAGTAAAGCATGCGACTCTCGCGTAAGAAGAAGCGGAAAGTAGCTAGGAAACGCCTCTACTTCGAGATGGGGGCCAGAAGGTTTCCACTCGTGCGTGCCGCCGCGACGCAATACCGCATGCGGTGCGGAGGATTTGGGCGCGAGCAGCGCTTGCGTCCCGAACACGCGGGTAATCATTCCAAGCAGGAATGGGTGGAGTTGTAGCAGATGGGGGTTCGGATGGCCGGTAACACAGGAGGAGGGCGCCATGCGCCAAGACAAAAACGGTAGCTGGTGGTTTCACGATGAAGAGGACAGCGACGAAGCTGGGCCGTTCCACTCGAGAGAGGCCGCGGAGAAAGCAGCAGCGGCCTACGCTAAGCTCCTGGAGGACGGCGACGTGGAAGCCTGCTACGCGAGCTGGCCCCGGGGCGCGGAGTGGGAGAGCGTCCGGCGTACGCGAGGTGGGCCGTGAACACCTACGAATTGCTGAGGCACTTTGACCCATCCAGTACGAGTTGTGCGGCCTCTGTTGCCGCTGAGGCCGTGCGGTTGATGCGATTGGTTTCACAGGTGGTGAGCGAGTTCGATGATAATGTCCGTGTCGGTCGCGACCTACAGACGCGACTGTCAGGTTCGATGCTGACCCTCGGTCAACGACTCGGCATCATGAACGAGTCCCCCGATTGTGCCGGCATCGAGTGGCTGTGCGACCAGCTCATGGAGGACAAGCGATGAGTCTCTTTCGAATGGTGCGCCCCAAGAACTCGAGTTCCTACCTCTCCGCGACCGGCACCATCGACGCCGCAAAGGCGGTCGCTGCCCAGATTCCCGGTGTGCGCATCGAGGATGAGGGCGCCACGTACACCGGGCCTTGGCATGCGCTCCTCGCGTGCTGGGAAGCTGGCGGCAGCTCTGTGGATTGGGAAGGAGCCGCCTCCGATTATATTGACCCCCATGAGCCATCGCTCATGTGCTTGCCGGAGTACCAGAAGCGCGGAATGCGCTTCATCCGCAAGAACTTCGAGTCCGGGGCACTCCTCGCCGACGACGTGGGCGTGGGCAAGACGGTGCAAACCATCGCTGCGCTCGCCCATCGCAAGGAGACGGTCATCGTCCTCTGCCCTGCCTCCCTGAGAGGGCAGTGGGCGGGCGAGATAAAGCGCTGGACGAAGGAGCTGACTGGGGAAGAGCAGGTTGTCCACGTCGTCTACCCGGACGGGGACAAGCGGAGCAAGACCGCTCCCCCGCCTGACCCCAAGTGGATAGTCGCGTTCTACTTGGACGCGATGAAGGCGGAGGCGAGGGTCAACCGGAAGCGGGCGTACACGCTCGTCATCGATGAGGCCCACAACATCCGGAACTGGAAGTCCGGGAGGCGGAACGAAATCAACCGCCTCGGGTCCTTCGCAGCCGGCCGCCTCGCCCTCACCGCCTCATGGTTCGTGAACGACATGTCTCGGCTCTACAGTTTGCTGGACCTCATCCAGCCTTGGGCGTGGGGCAAGCGGGACGAGTTCCTCACGCGGTACGCGAGTGGCCGGCATACCGGATACACCGTCGAGGCCGGCGCCCTCTCACACATGAGCGAGCTGCGCAACCGCATGTCCCTCATGGCATTGCGGCGCGTAAGGGAGGACATCGCAACGGAGCTGCCCTTCTCGACCAAGTACCAGATGGTTTGGCTGACCGTGGAGGCCAGCTCGAGATTCGACGCGGCGCGTTCGCTCAACGCCATCGTCGAATCACACGGAGACCGCGCGAAGGCGGCCTCGCACCTCGAGCACGTGGCGCTCACCTGCAAGGTGCATCCTGTCGCTGAGGCGGTGGCCTCGGACCTCGACGCCGGGCGGCCGGCGCTTGTGCTCACCTGGCTCCGGGCGCACGCGGAGGCCCTACACAAGGCACTGCCCGGGAGCCTCCTCGTGATGGGGGGGAAGGGAGACTCCGCGGACCGGGTCGCCGGCATCCAGAGCTACGTGCGCCAGGCGCAGGCGGCCGGCAAGGTGCCTTGTGTCGTCGGCACGCTGGCGGCCATCGGCGAGGGCGGGAACCTCCAAGCCCTGAAGTCGGTGCACATCGCGGCCATTCCCTCCGAGGCGGAGCAAATCCGTCAGGCGGTGGGGCGCGTCGCGCGAATGGGGCAGTCCGGCGAGGTGCCCGTGCGCATCTACGGTGTCCGCGGTACGCTCGACGAGCGCGACTGCGGCCGGGTGCTGAAGCAGCTCCGGGAGGCGGTGCAGGTAGACGGGCGGGTGGAGGTGAGCAAGGGCGACCTGAAGGAAGCGTTGGACCCGTCGATGACGGCGGACTTGGCGAGAGAGTTGTACGAGCGCATGCTTGCAGAGGAGGTGATGCCGTGAACTGGCGCTGCCCGTGCTGTGACGAGGTGAGTAGCATGTACAGGTACCGCGAGAGCGACCACTGTAGTGCATGTGGGTGGGAGGGGCGCCCAAATGAGCATGAAACCACCATCGACGTGACCCCGTCCCGGTCTTCTCTTCTTCAGCCCATGCTGGAGCTGCTCGAGAACCCGAACACGAGCTGCGCCATAAAGCAGCTCATTCGAGAGGAGTTCACTCGCGCCTTCAAGGCGCTCGACACCCTCAGCGCAGAGAGGAGAAAGCCATGAAGAGTATTAAGTGCGCCAAGTGTGGTGCGGAGATTATCGTAACGCAGAAGTCAAAAGTGGAGCTGTGCGGCGCCTGTATTGAGCGCCTCGTCAACGACTTCGTGAACGCCCATAAGAGCGTTGCGCGCTGGAGGATGCCCTATGACTACGAAATCTAACCGGGTACCGCCAGGTCTCCTCACCCTCCCTACGGGCGCGACGAACTTCGGCTGGCATGACATCGCCCCGCTTCCCCGCTGCCCGCGCAGCTACCAGCTCGCCCGGGTCATGGGTGTTCGCCCCTTCCGGCGGTTCGTGCCGGACTACATGAGCGTGGGTCTCATCGTTCACGCTGGACGGGCGCAGCTTCTCCACGACGGGTACAAGGGAGAGCTGTGGCGGGAGGCCACGACGCGGTTCCCGACCACCTTCCAGAAGGCAGAGGGCGAGCCCCTGGACCCGAGCGCGCTCCCTGTCGCGCTCAAATGCATGGAAGTCTACGTCGCGCACTGGCGCGTGCGTCCGCACCCGACGCCGCTCGCGGTCGAGCATGAGCTGGCCCCCCGGGGGCTCGTGCCTGACGCCCCGACCTGGGCGCACCGCTCAGCGCGGCTCGACTCCATCGAGGAATGGGGCGGGCGCATCTACATCGGGGAGATGAAGACCACCTCGAAGGGCGGAGCGAGCGTCGCCGCGGAGTACGCGCTGCACGGTCAGATTCTCCTCCAGGCGGCTCTCTGGGGGCCGGAGGAGAATCGGAAGTTCGGGCCGCTCGCCGGCATCCTGCTCGACGTGATTACCAAGCCGAGCGGAAAGCGCGGCCCTCAGGTGTCCGAGCGGAAGCCCATCCCTATCACGGACCTCTCGCATGCCCTCACTTGGTTTCGCCGCGACTTTCACGCCTGGGTTATGCAGGCGTCTACCGTCAAGTGGGATGACCGTGTCGAACATCGCATCTCGAGCTGTGGGCGGTGCGAGTTTCGCATGCTCTGCCAGCGGGGCAAGGCTGCGTCTGGGCTGTACACCTTCTTGGACGTGGACGGCGCGCGGAAGCCGCTCGTTGCGTTCAAGCCATCAGAGGGGCGACGTACGCCTCCGTGGGAGTAAACATGAAGTACGTGACTATGATAGGTGAGCTATACCAGTTCACCAACAGAGATTACGAAGAATGGCTCCTGCTAGGAGCTGAGACTGCTCCCGGCGAAGCCCGCGACCGTATACACGAGTTCTCCAAACACATCGGACGCCGTGAAGCTGAAGTCATAGATTGGTGTAGCGAAGACTTCGCTGCACATTTGGAGGAGCTGACCCATGCTCGTTGAACTCGAAAGCCTCCGCTCCCGTCTCCTGTACGGCTACGTCTACGGCGAGACCGGCGCGGGGAAGACTACCCTCCTCGCCACCCTCTGCCCCGACAAGACCGGGCTCGGCATCGTCTCCGCGGAGAAGGGGGGGCCTCAGGTTCTCCTTAGCCTGGGGTTCAAGGGGAAGATGGTGTTCCTCATCAATGAGCCCGCCTCGAAGGATTCGAACTTCGACCCTTTCGAGCGTGCTATCCAGGGGGTTCACACGTTCGCAGCTAGGTCCGATATTACAGCCATCGGAGTGGACGGTCTCACGCTCCTGGCCGGCATGGCCATCAACCACTGGTCCAGCGACGGCACCGAGAAGGGCATGGGCTACGACGGCTGGGGCGCTGTCCTCGGCGGATACCGCAGGCTTGAGGCCGCCTGCCGCTACGCCTTCGAAGCTCGGAAGAAGTCTGTCGTTAGTACAGCGTGGGAAGTGGGACCAGTGGAGGCTGAGGACCCCTTCACTAAGGCGCCCTATATCAAGGCGCAGGGACGCCACTACATTTACGGGAAAGGTCAAATTTGGAGTCCCGGCCCATGCGACTTCCTTGCTCGCCTCACCTCGAAGTTCGTTAAGGAAGGAGGCAAGGAAGTCTGGAAAGGACAGCTTCAGGTTCGACAATCTGCGGAGTGGTTGGCCAAGACTCGATTCAAAAACCTCCCGAACCCGTGCCCGGCGGACTTCCAGAAGATTCTTGACCTTGTCTCGAAGGAGAGCAGTCCTTCAGACAAAGTGCCGCCGGGCAAGACGCCCGCGGTTGCAGCACCCGCGCCCATGAAGGTCGCGGCTCAACCCAAGAAGTAAGTGGAAGGGGAATCACATGCCCGTTGGAAGCGCTGGATACAAGTTCACCCCCGGTCAGCCGCCTGTCACCTCTCAGCCCGCGGAGCCAGGCGAGTACCCGCTCGTCATCGGCTCCAGGAAGCCCGCATTCAGCAACCCGAGCGACCCGAAGAAGTTCCCGTCGCTCCAGCTCACCATCGCCATCAAGGGGACTGAGGACGAGGTCAACAAGGGGGAGAAGACGCTGACGCACTACTTCTCCCTCTCCCCCAACCAGTTCAGCGCGGCCGACATCTTCGGGTGCGCCTACGCGACCGGGTTCCAGGAGCCGCTCGAGGACGAGGACGGGAACCCCGTGACGTACAGCAAGCGGAGTGACCCCGGCTGCCGCCTCGTCTCGGAGTGGGTGCTGCGCATGGTGGATGCCGCCATCGCCTCGGAGGTGGTCATCCCGGCCGCCTCCCTGGAGGTGGATAACTACCAGGGGCGAAAGCAGAACAAGGTCACGAGCTGGGGCGTGCCCGGCGACGCGCCCGCGGCGGGCGGAGAGAGCGAGGCGACGCCCGAGCCCGAGCCCGAGGAGGCTCCGAAGTCTCCTCCGACGAAGCCCGCGAAGAAGGGCAAGAAGTAGGGGGAGTGCCGCACGGCTGCGGCGCCTGAAGAGCTGAGGTTTGCGTGTGGGTGCTGGACGACCGCCCACACGATTGCCCCCAGGCTCAGGGCAAAACGGAGCTAACACCTCCGGCCGGTTCGACTCCGGACTCCATGGATGGGCGGCCCCGCGAAGACGGCGGGGTGTTTGGGGGTTCTGGTGGCACCGCGAGATGAGGCCCTCCCTCCCCCTCACGCGGTGCAGCGGTTCGATTCCGCTGGCCTCCATGTGGACGCGCAATTCCGCACGTCCCGTTCGAAAGGAGTTGTACACATGGAGAGGAACTATCGAGTGTTGTTCAAAGCGCTGTTCATCGAGATGCTGAAGGCACACCCCAACGACGCCGTCAAGCTCTGGAAGAAGTACGTCCCGGACCTCGAGCCGCTCTCCGAGTTCGAGCAGGTGCGCGGAGCTACGACTACGCTGTCCCGCGCTGGTCTCTGCCGCCGGGGTTCCATGGGCTACGAGTATGGACCCCTCAAGAAGAAGCCGGGGCGGAAGCCGAAGGCGTAGTTCTCGCATGTTCCACCGGCCCGCCCCGCTTCGGGGCGGGCGCTTTCCCAGGAGGCATCCACAATGGCCGCAAAGAAGAAGGTTCTCGCCAGTAACCGGCTCTCATCCCCGGGCGTGCGACGTAACGGTGATGAGACTACCAAGATGGCCGTGGTCTCTGAGGGACCCGTCACCGAGACCACAACCACTCTCGTCTCCGCCCTGCCGAAGCTTGACCTCATCACCATCGCCTCGACCGCTCACGTCTGGCTCACGGGTCTCGCCGAGCTGACCTCATCCGCTATCACCCCCGCCCAGAGGGCACAGGTGGGCTTCGCTGTGAAGAAGCTCAAGAAGGTGCTCGAGTCTCACGAGAAGATGCTCGTGTCCCGCCTCAAGGAAGACCTCGCGGGCGCCACGCTCCCGGACAGCGTGTCCGAAGAGCGCACCCCCGAAGGCCGGCTCCTCTCCCGTCACGTCGTGAGCGGGAAGCTGAAGGCGGCACTCCGCTTCCCCCGCGCCGCGACCCCGAGCGCGGGTCTCGTGGAAGCGCTCCTCGAGGGAAAGAAGCTCCCGCCCACGGCTGGCATGGACCCGACCGTGTCCTTCTCGCCCAACCTTGCCAAGCTCGAGGGCCTGGTGAGGGCGCGCAAGCTCACGTCCGAGGAGCTCGAGGCGTGCTACCCGAGCCTGACGCCGACGCTCGTCATTGAAGAGGAGGAGACGCTGTGAATCCGTGGATGCCGTTCGGTCCGCCTGGCCCTGACGCGGTCCTCTTGTCGGAGGACCGCTTTCGCATGATGAAGGACCTCCTCGTCTGGGTGAATGCGCAGCTCGAGCCGTACGCCCTCCCGGCGGACAAAAACGATTTCCGGGAGACGCTGAAGCGGTGCCTGTCAATGCCGCGGACGGCAACGCTGGAGATGCTTCACGAAAAGTTGAAGCCCTATCACGGGCCTGGCGAGTCTCTCGTCACGACCCTCGACCACGTACTGTTCCGTTTCGAGGCCCTCAAAGAGCACTTCGCCGCAGCCCAGCGGAGAGAGGACATCGCGACCGAAGTCATCGAGGAGCAACGCGAGCAGATTCGCTTGCTCCGTGAGGAGCTCAAGCTGGCCGAAGTCACCATCCAGAACATGGGCGCGGAGGTTGACCACCTCACGAAGCCCGCGTCCCGTAAGAAGTCCACCCCCCACAATAAGGAGAGCCGCAAGTGACTATCGACGAAATGATGCAAGAAGCGCACGAGAACTCCAGGGCGCATGGGTTCTGGGATGCTCAGCGGGACCTGCGAGAGGGTGTTCGTGGAGAGCTCCTGTTTGACGCTGTGGCCGGCACCATTCCCGAAAAGCTCATGCTCGTCGTAACGGAAGCCGCGGAGGCCGCGGAGGCGTACCGGGACGCGGGTCTCCTCGAGGAGCTGAGAGCTGTGCGACAGTATCTCCCGCTCGATAAGCCCGAGGGCTTCGCCGTTGAGCTGGCCGACATCATCATCCGCACCGCGGACCTTGCTGGAGCGCTCGGCATCGACCTTGAGAAGGCTATCTCTGAGAAGATGGCCTACAACCGGAGCCGGCCGTACCGTCACGGAGGGAAGCGGGCATGAAGAGTTTCATGCGAGAGGTCCTTATAATCACGATAGCGACGACTCTCACTTACGCAATTGTGGCGTTCATCCAAGCACTCATGGGGTATCCGTCATGAGCGACGTTCACGACCAACCTCCTCCCACACCAAACACTGGGTGTCCCATCTGGGAGTTGGTGATGCTGGATGTAGCGAGCATGATGGAGTGGGTGTACAGAGCAGTGGACATCGCTCATATTCGTGACGACATGCGAGAGCGCGACCGACTTGGACAGGAGAGATACGGCACGCCACTCCAGGCTTACAACGGACGGGACCCCCTCATTGACGCCTACCAGGAGGCGCTCGACCTGGTAGCGTACCTGAAGCAGTGGTGCATGGAGCAAGGTCCTCGAGCGGACGCGAGCCGGTATTGGGACGCGCTGCGTCTTGCTGTTAGCTTGGGGCTCGCCTTGCTCCACGACCGCGAGAAGCGTGTCCGGAATCAACGGTAGCTCACCATGACCGCCTATGACCCCCAGAAGCACGGCGCCCTCTGCGCCACCTGCCCTCGGAAGGGATGCACCCCGGTCCCTCCGGAGGGCAGACCCGGCCTGCGCGCGTGCCTTCTGGGGCAGGACCCGGGAGCGAACGAGGTGCGTCTCCTGCGCCCGTTCGTCGGCGCTACGGGGACACGCCTTACCCACCTTCTCCAGTACGCGCATGCAGAGGTCGGTACTCCCTTCGAGCGGGGGAGCTACTTCATCACCAACGCGGCCCTTTGCGCTCCCCTGACCAAGTCTGAGAAGGAAGCCCGGGGTGCCGTCGACGCGTGCCGCCCCAGGTTGCTGCGCGAGCTCGCGGGACTCACCCCTCGCGCCGGGGTCCTCGCCATGGGGAAGTGGGCCTACTACGCCCTCACGGGCTCCGATACCGGAATGGGGAAGTACCAGGGCTTCCACGTGGAGCTCAGAGGACGCAAGGCGCTCCCGGGTACATCCTCCCTCTGGTTCGAGCCGGTCATCCACCCCGCCGCCACCTTCCGCCAGCCGGATGCGCTCCCTCCCCTCCAGGCACACGTGTCCGGATACGTGCACCGTCTAACCCACGGCTTCGGCCGGCAGCCTGCCCTGCGCATCAACCCGGGCGTGGAGGAGCTGAGGGCGCTTGTCTCTGCCTGTCGGATGCACCGCAAGGCCCTGGCGGTGGACGTGGAGTCCATGCCACCGCCCGGCGGTCCGAAGCGGTGGGCGCTCCTCCCGGGCTTCGCGCGGCTGCGCGCGATAGGGGTGGGCGCGGACGTGAGGTACGGGGTGGGCCTCTCCTGGGAGTGGCCCATCCCGGTGGCAGGTGTGCTGCCCCTGCTCCGGGAGGTGTTCGCGGACAGCGGGTTCCCCAAGGTGCTGTGCAACGGGTACTACTACGACGTGCCGCTCCTCGAGCGTCACGGGTTCCAGATGAGGTGACCGCCCCTGGGACCCCTTCAAATTAAATATATATTCCCCCCTCTACCTCCTCTACTTACGAGAGACCCCCTCTCCTAAGAGAGGGAGGGGGTCTCTCGTATAAAGTGAAAGAGAAAGGGACATGGAAAAGGACACTCTCATCCTCATCATCAAGCGAAGTGACCTGCGGACAGCTTTCATGGCGGCGAGCTATGACGCCGTCGAGACCGACGACATCCTGCGCGTGCTCGAGGACCTCGCCGTGCCGCCAGTGCAGTACGAGCTGCCGCTCACACCCCCGAAGCCATGAAGCGCCTCTCCCTCAACCTCCTGGATGCTGAGGCCGCCTACTACGCTTGGGTCGCGTGGGAGCAAGAGGAGTCGAGGGAGAAGCATGCGCGCCGGCTCCGGACTCGGAACAAGAGGCGTCGAATCCAGGCGAAGCTCAAGGAGCTAGAGACCTACCTTGGCTCTCGGCACTGCGCGGCCATCACGCAACGGGGGAGCCCGTGCAAGCGTACCCGACGCCTTCAAGTAGACCACGTGAACGGACGGGACTGGACGCCGAGGGACCTGGAGTATGAGTGCCGCCTGAACAAGTACCTGGCAGAGGCTAAGTCCGGGGTACCGCTCAGATGGCTTTGCACCCACCACAACGCGGTCGATGGGAACGACCGCAAATACGGGAGAGGAAAGTATGCCGCCTGAAGAGTTCGCGCGGGTTTGCTTGGGCGCCTGCGCCGTGGACACGGAAGCCGTGCACGTCCTACTCGCTGAGGCGAAGCGAGCGAGGTCGCGTGAAGCGGAGCTCGAGAAGGAACTTACCTTTGAGAAAATGCGTACCCATTCGTATGAGGTGACACTCAAAGAAGACGTTCAACAACTTCGTGCCCAAAAGGAAGAGCTCGAGATGGAAGTCCAGTCCTTCCGCGGTACTTACCGCACCCTCGGCGCCCTCCAGCGCACCGTTAGCGCGCTATGCGCCCTGGTCCGCGAGGAGTCAGAGCGCGCAGATGACCTGGACGAGCAGCTAACCTCCATTTGGCGCCGCATGTCCTACGGACCCCCATGAACTACCTCTACCCCGAGAAGCTATTCCGCTGTGCCGAGGACACGTGCGCTGCTCTTCGTGAGGCGAAAGCGCACCCTCACTACGTCAAGGCGTGGGAGGCTGTTCGCGAAGCTGCCATTCAAGTGATGGCTAATAGTCCAATGGCACACTGCACGCTGGACGAATATGACGCCGTCCTTGAACGGCGCGTCATTCTCCTTCCTCCACCATCATGAGCATCCACGACATCCGAGACGCACGAAGGGCGCTTGTCTCCACGAGCCGCGTTGGCCTCGCACCGCAAGCCGCCATGTACCTCCGGGTTCCACCCTGGAAGGCAGAGGCGCTGGCCGATGAAGCGGACCTGAAGGGGGACATCAGCAGCGCTCGCATCCCGCGCCGGAAGCTCCTCCGGTACAACGCTCAGGACTGCGTGTACACCGCGCAGGTGTGGGAGCGCCAACGCGAGGAGCTCTATAACGAGGAGCCCGCGGACTCCCCCCGCCGGGTGCGGTTGTACAAGCAACAGCTCCGATTAGCCCAAGTGGCCGGCGAGATGTCCTTCCGCGGCTTTCCGGTGGACCAAGCGCGGCGCAAGGAGCTGGCCAAGGAGCTGGACGCCATCGCGCGGGCCAGGACCGAGGAGCTCATGAGTACCCTGCACGGGTACTGCCCCGCGAAGGTCCTCGAGCTGGACGACAAGTCCAAGCCGGGACCTTACCTGCGCATCTCCAGGAAGGGCGGGGTCAACGAGCATGACCTCCGCGCCCTTCTCTTCAGCCAGTGCAAGCGCAAGGGCCTCCCATCCTTCGACCTGCCTGTGCCTGAGGACGACCACTCGTGGACGGAGTCCGGGCTTCCATCCGTGGCCAAGAACGCGCTGCTCACCCTGTGGGCGCAGCCGGGCTTCCCGAACGAGCTGAAGCCCATCCTCCGGGCGTGCTGGAAGGTAGACGCGCCCATCAAGGCCCTGAGCACCTTCGTCATGTCCGAGAAGCTGGACAACCGCATTGGGCCGGACGGCTATCTGCACGCGGCCTTCAACTCGTGCGGCACGGAGACGGGGAGGTGGAGCTGCTCGGACTTCAACCTCTTCAACCTGAGCGAGGAGAAGAGCGCGGAGGACGCGGACCTCCGAGGCGAGCTGCCCTCCATGAGGAGCTTCCTGCGCGCCCCGAAGGGGTACACCATCGTGCACCGCGACTTCTCTGGCATCGAGCTCGAGATGCTCGCCGAGGTGAGCGGCGACAAGCTCCTGCGGAAGATGCTCGACTCCGGCCACGATGTGCACAGCATGACCGTGGTCGAGTGGTTTGGCCTCCCCTTCCCGGAGATAGCGCCCGGGAAGAAGCTC